GCGACAGGCGATGCCCTGGTCCGGCTCCCATGAACGCGCCGGTCCCCCGCCGCCTGCCCGCGGCCCTGCCGATCATGGCTGACGCCTTCGCCGCGGCGATCAGGCCGCCGCCGCTGCTCGTGCCGTCGAAGTGGATGGCGGAGCACCTCATCGTGCCGGACGGCACGCGACAGGGCGGCCGGTGGGACCCGACCCTGACGCCCTACATCGCCGAGATCGTCGACGCGCTGGCGCCGGGCTCGCCGCACAACCTCGTCGCCGTCCGGAAGTCGGCGCAGACCGGTATGTCGATCGCGGCGATCGGCCTCGTCGGGTCTTACATCGCCCTCGCCCCGACGCGCATCGGCTACGCGCTTCCGACGATCGACGCGCTTCAGGAGTTCAATTCAGAGAAGCTCATGCCCGCCGTCGAGCAGACGCCGACGCTCCGCGCCAAGGTCCGGTCGCAGACGTCGCGGACGGCGACCGGCTCGACCGCCACGCGGAAGAAGTTCCCGGGCGGCTCCCTCGTCCTCATCAACGCGAACAGCGTCACCGACCTCAAGTCGAAGACGCTGCAGGTCGGCGTCGGCGACGAGGTCGACGAATGGGTGCGCGACCTCGAGGATCAGGGCGACCCGTGGGGCCTCTTCGAAAAGCGCTTCATCGCCTTCCACGCGACCTGCGACTATCGCCTCCTCGCCCTCTCGACGCCGAAGCTCCTCGGCGAATCGCGCATCGACGACCTCTACAACCGCGGCGACCGCCGGCTCTGGCATATCCGCTGCCCGGCCTGCGGCACCGAGATCGCGTTCGAGTTCAAGCACCTCCAGTTCCGGAAGGCGCCGCCGCACCAGGCGAGCTACGCCGCGCAATGCTGCGGCGGAATCATCGAGCACCACGACAAGGCGCGGCTCGTCCGCGCCGGCCGGTTCATCGCCACCAACGCGAGCGGCCTCTATCCGAGCTTCCACGTCGACGCGCTCGTCTCGCAGTTCACCACCTGGGACAAGATCGCGGCCGAGTGGGTCGCGGCGGAGGGCCGGGAGACCGAGGTCAAGAAGTTCGTCAACCAGACGCTCGGCCTCCCCTACGAGGTGAAGGGCGACGCGCCCGATCACGTCCGCCTGATGGAGCGGCGGGAGGCCTACCCCGAGATCCGCATTCCGCCGCTCGGCCTCCTCCTCGTCGCCGGCGCCGACGTGCAGCATTCGGGGATCTGGGTCGAGGTGGTCGCCTTCGCCCCGGACGGGCAGTCGCGGTCGCTCTCGCGGCGCTTCCTCGCCGGCGACACGACCGACCCGGGAGGCGGCGCCTTCCGCGCCCTCGGCGCCGCCTACGACGAGCGCTTCGACGATGCCTGGGGCCGGTCCCGCCGGCTCGACGCGATGGCGATCGACGCCGACGACGGCGGGCGTGCCAACCAGGTCTATGCCTTCGTCCGCGGCCGGCCGCACGCCTATCCGGTCAAGGGCGTGCCGGGCTGGGGCCGCCCGGCCCTCGGCACGCCGGTCAAGGTGTCGATCACGCTCCGGGGCAAGAAGCTCGCCGGCGGGTCGCAGCTCTGGCCGGTCGGCACCTGGGACCTCAAGGCCGAGTTCTATGCGAACCTCCGGAAGGACGGGCGGAAGGCCGGCCACGAGCTCGACCCGCCGGGCTACTGCCACTTCGGCGAGTTCCTCGACGAAGGCTATTTCCGCCAGATCACGGCCGAGTATCTCGTCGACGTGAAGGTCAAGGGCAAGGTGGCGAAGGCGTGGCGCGACAGCGGCCCCAACCACCTGCTCGACTGCCGCGTCTACGCGACGGCGCTCGCCGAGCACCTCGGCCTGAAGCGGAAGACCCGGGAGGACTGGATCGCCCTCGCCAAGCTCTACAGTCTGCCCGACGCCGCCGGCGACCTCCTCGCCCCGCACGCGCTCGCCGTCGAGCGGGCCGGGTCGGCCCTCCCGGAAGGCGGTGCAGCGGGATCACCACCTTCCCCCCTCGGCGAAGGTGGTGCACGAGCGTCACCACCTTCGGCGGGCGGGGGCGAAGCTCCGGCCCGGCGTCCTGTCCGTCGAGAAGAGGCCGAGCAATCCGATCTCGGGCGCCTTGCCGGCCATGACCGAGAACGGGTTCCGATGCACGGTCACAAGCCCGATCGTCGCCGGCCTGCCGAACGCGATGAGAGCCCCCGGCTTCGCTTCGGCGGAGCCTATCGACTTGCCAAGAGACAGAATGTCCACGGGGCCGTTCCTTTCCGAACAACCAAAGCGCGCGGTCAGTCTATCAGGTTGTGGAGACGTTCGCGACCCGTACTGCCCCCTCACGCCGCGGCGTCGGCGAGCCTGACGACGCCGACGACGAGACGGCGGCCGAGGACGCGGAGCGTGGCGTCGAGGGCGCCGATCTTGGTCGGGTGCATGGGGTCGAGGATCCTCCGCACCTCGCGCTCGTCCTTGCCGAGGCGGCGGGCGAGCTCGCGTTGCGACAGGCCGGACTCGGCGAAGGCGAGGAGGACGGCGAGCTTCGCCGCGACCTCGGGCTCGACGGCGACGAGCTCGCGCCCCTTGCCCGCCCGGCCCGCCCGCGGTAGCGGCCGGCCGGCGCGGACATAGGCGAGGAGCGCCGTGCCGAGGGCATCGGCGGCCATCTGCCGCACGTCCCCGGGGCCGTCGCCCTCGGTGATCGCCTCGGGCACGTCGGGGAAGGTCGCCACCACGACGCCCGGCGCGTCGCCGGGCTCGAAGGTCGCGGGATAGGCGAAGGTCGTCATCATCGGTCGTGCTCCTCTCGTCGCGCCGGGCTCAATCGAGCCCGAGCGCTTTTCTGATCTTGCGGGCGGTCTTCGGGTCGATCTCGCGGCTCGGCAGCGTCGTGAAGCGGTCGCCGACGAAGACGAGGGCGTGGCCGCCCTTGCCGCGCCCCTTGTCGAGAGCGAAGGACAGGCCGTGCGCCTTCGCCTCGCTGCGAAGCTCCGCGATGAACCGATCCCGCTTGTCCATGTCCCGTTCCCCGATTTGACGTTGATCATAGGACAATAATGTCCGCAGCACAAGGGCGCGCGGACAAAAAGCGCCGGCCAACGATCAGGGGGCCTCGCGGTACCGCTCAGGGCGACCGGGAGGTGGGCGTTCATTCCGACCGGTAGGGACCGCCAGTCATGCGAAAGAGGAGATCGCTGTAGGGTAGCCGCAGAAGGATAGTCGCCTCTTTGCCGACGGCGCCGAGGATCACCCCCGGCACAGCAGGCTGACACCACCCTGGAGCCGCATGCATACCGCGTCAGGGCTATCGATCAGATTGAGCCTGTGCATCCCCGCCACGACCACGGTTGCGCCGTCCGGCAGCGCACCAATCGGCTGGACGACAAAGAGGCGAACCCCCGCGAGCCAAACGACCGCGGTCAGGACGATGACCAGGAAAGCAGAAGCCGCGAGCGCGATTCTCATCTACCTTCGGCCTTCCACGGCGCCGACCGGGTCCGCCCGCGATCCTTGACCGCGCGGGCGAGACTCCGGACCGGTCGCCAATCTTTCACGACCGGAAAAACAGGGGTCGCCCGGATTCGTCACTTGGCCTCCCGCATCGGGGTTCAGCGATACTCTTGGGCCGGCGCGAACCGATGCCCGCAGTGCTTGCAGACCTTCGCCACGGCGAGGACGGTTTCGCCGCACTCCGGGCAACGTTTGGTCGGCTCACTCGCGCCATACGGCGCGGCCGGCGCGGGCTTCAGCGAGGGCAGCACCGCGACGAGGACTATCCCGAAAACGCCGAGCAGTGCTCCAATCAGGAACCAGCCGAAGCCGTTAAGGCGCCCGCCGCGCCCTTCGCCCGGCCGGGGTGGGGCTCCCCGCCGGCCGCGTCCGCGCGGCGGCGAGGTGCGCTCGATGATTTCAGGGATCGGCCCGCTCCGCGTCGCGGACGCACGCGCGACGCGGAGACGGCGGAGCCCGGCATCGTCGCCAGGGGCCTGCCCTAGGTCGTGAACTCATAAAATGGTAGCGGGATTGGGCTGGACGTGATTCAAGCTCCTTGAGGAGGAGCTATGATGAGCCCACGTC